TCAATCGTCGCTGTCGTCTACAGCCTGATCCATAAGCTTGACGGCGCTCTTCGCGAGCACTTTTTGGCGAGCCGCCTTGGTGTAGCGGATTACCTCCTTCGACGTTGTATGACCGGTGATCGCCATAATCTGGTGTTCGGTCGCGCCGCGATCTGCCAGCCGTGCAGCAGCGGCTTTTCTCAGCCCGTGGGCGCTGCAATGCGTAAGTTTGGCTTCATCGCACCGTTTCCGAAACCAGTTGCCAAAGCCATTCGACGTGAACGGTTTGTTGAATTCGGTGACGAGCAAGGTCAGATCACCGCACGGCCCGGCTTCGATAGCCTTCACAAGATTTGGATGCAGCGGCATTTCCAATCTGCGAGGCTTCCTCTTTTTGTCTTTCTCCTGAACAAACCGGAGCCAACCCTTTGTCATGTGCTGCTTTCCGAACAGCACGATATCGCTACGGCGCTGGCTTGTATAAAGCATCAACATCAAGGCCAGATAAGCTTTTGTCCCAATAGGATGTTTCGCGATGAATTGGTCAACTTCATCCGCAGTCCAAGAGTGAAAACCTTCCGATCCGGTTTTGAAATAGGGGATGTCTCGGGCCGGATTAGTCGCGCAAAGTTCGACGGCGGGCATTGTCGCCCAACCGAATATTGCGCGTAACGCCTTAAGCCAGCTATTCGCAGCATCCGGCGTTTCCGCCTTCCGGTCCCGCAGGACGCGAACGGCTTTTGCAGTGAATGCAGGAACTGGCACGTCCTCGAAAAGCTTCTTGTCTCCTTTCTTGATCGGCTCTTTCCACATCGCCTCAACGACGAGCTTACGGCGATACCGCGTCTTGCTGTCCAGTTGCTTATATTCCGCACTCTGGAAATAGAGCTGGCATAGCCAGCGGAATGTCCCCTTCCCCGCCATTTTTGGGCCGGTGGATTCCTCTTTCTGCACGCCTTCCAACGCGGCGTAGTAAGCTGCATTGAATTCATCGGTTCCAGGTACTCCCGGCAACCTAACTTTCGGTTGGCCTTTCCGCCGAAAATAAAACCGGAGACTGCCCCCGGTTCGATCTTCGACTACATATTTTTTTGCGAATTTCTTGGGCATTTACGCGAAATCCCACTCCTCGTTTTCATCGCCCTCCCCTCCGGGCAAGCGGCTAAAGGCTCTTTCGAGTGACCGCCTGTCCCAAATGGTGCGGCTATTTGCCTTCTTCGGCTTGGGCATTCTGCCATCGGCCACCATTTCGTCAAACAGGGATTTGGAAACGCCGATATAGGCGGCGGCCTGTTCGCGGTTAAGCCCTATAACTGGCGGTAGCGGGCACGCGCCCGGCTTGACTTCGGCCGCAACACTCACGTTCTCACCTCCTCGCACCGCATGCGACGGGCTTCCTCACGACGCAGGGCGTTTTGCTTGCGCGTCACCATTTCCAGATGATCGGGGTTAGGATTGACGCAGAGACGGTTACGGCATTTGTGGTCGAGTTCTTTTTTGCCGGGAATATATCCATGCTCATTAGTCCACATCGCAATGTGCACGGCGACGGTCTGGCCGCCGAGGGACATGCGTGGATATCCGTGGCCGCGTCCCGTGGTGCCGGACGTGGGACCTGTCCAAATCCAGCAACCAGTTTGAGCGTCAACACGGACACGGCTCATGATTTTTTCGTGGATAGTCTGACGGCGCGACATTCCTACACCCTCATCGGCATGACGATGTAATCTTCGTCAGCGTCGTTATCTGGCGTGAAATGGCCGGGCGCTTCGGGGTCTTTCCCGAAGAGCAAAAAGGATGTGGTTGAGATGCTCTCAAGCGTGTCTTTGACAAAAGAAGCATTAAAACCGCGCCGGAACTCTTCGCCCTCGTATTCGATATCAAGAGTTTCCGTCGCAGCTTGGCCGTTGGTGGTCACAAGCTCGATACGCATCTGCCCGGTGGAGACGAAAAACTTCGTCGCAGATGTTTTGATATCGCCGGAAATCGCGGTCACACGATTGAGGGCGCGAATGACGTTGGCACAGTCCGCCCGGATGAAAACACTTCCACGGTCGGGAATGACGCGCGTGTACTCAAGGAAGATGCCGTCCACCAATCGAGAGGTGACGATGTAATCTTCGCATTCGATGACGACTTGGTTCTCATTGAGATAGACTCGGCAAGCATCCTTGGATTCGCCCATCAGCCTGCGGAAAATGTTCACCGTCTCAGTCGGTATCGTCGCCGGCTGAAACTTCGTCAATTCGGCCGGCACGACACGCGAAACAGCCACCTTCAAGCCGTTACATCCGACGACCGCGAGCTTTCCAGATGGTAACTCATGCAAGTGAGCGCCCATCAGAAAGGGGCGATCCTTCATGTTGACGTTGAACGCGAAGGCCACCTTGCGAAGCGCCGCATTCAATACGGTTGCACCAATAGCGAAGGCGAGGGGCGGCCGCTCTTTCCCCATGCAAGGAAAATCTGACGCCGGCAGGAAATGGAGATTGTAGCGCGACCGGCCGCTGTGGATAGCAACCTGCCCCGCACCTCTGCCAGCCTCAACCGAAATCTCCGCGTTTTCCGGCAGGTTTTTGACGATGCCGTGCAGCTCTTCGAAGTTGATAGTGAGCGCCTGCCCGTTACCAACCTCCAGCAGCTCGCATTGCGTCTGCACTTCGACGCTCAAATCCGTACCGCGAACGGTCATCCGCTCGCCCTCGGGCTGGAGCAGGACATTCTGGAGGATCGGAACTTCGTCCTTCCGGGGTACGGCATCACGAACAGCGCCAAGCGCCGCCAAAAACTCCGTGCGGTGAATGCGAAAGTACAATTCGGCCATGCGCCTACCCCCTGCCGCGCGAAAGCAGATCGGCAACGCGTTTTTCGTGCTGGGGGGGGGCAAAATTGAACTGGCGGAATAAGATGTCCATCGCATCCGCAACGTCACCTTCGGCCATCCGACGATAGGCTTGTTCGACATGATACATGTCGCCGTCGTTCAACTTGTTGAGCTTGTCGTAAGCGGCGACAATTTCGTCTTCATCCAGATCGCCAATTGCGACATCAACCTTCGCCTCAAAGGCGAGGTCGGAAAGCGCTTCGGCGTCTAGGCGGTTCTCTTTCAGCCACGCGTTGATACGCTTGTCGTCGGCGCTGAAATCGACGGTGATTTCGTGATTTACGATCATTTGCGGATTCCTCGCATGATGCGGACAGAACGAATTATGCCGGGCCGCTCTTTGATGGCCTTGGCCTCGGCACGAAGGGAGTTTTCAGCGGGCGTCGTTACGACAGCGCCATCCATGAAGGTCACGCGGAAAACTGGCTGCTGTGGTTTTCTCTGGGGCTGCATCGGCAAGTCCTCAGAGGTAGCAGGAAATGGCGACGTAGCCGCAAGCCAGCAGAGCGGCGACACAGATGCCAACTATAGTTTGCAACACGCGGATTTCGTGGGCTGCGGGTGGCGTGGCGATAATCGGGGAAATGAAAAACATGCGGTGATCTCCTGTCATCCGTTCGGGAAACCGCCTCGCGCGAGGCGGAAACCGGAGCGGATGTTTCAGGCCGCAACGCGCGCATCCTGAACGAGCATGTCGTGGGTGCGGGCAATGGCTGCTTCATCGCAGCGGCGTATTTCATCCGTAGTGAACCAAGCGCGCAGGTCAGCTTTTGTGCAGCCTTCGCCCACACGCAGGATGGCATCCGCGATTGCCTGCGTCAGCTCATTGTCGTTCGAGGTTTGAATGTGCATGCCGTGTCTCCATCCTGTTGAGGGAGCCGGGCGGCTGCATCACGTTTAGAGGGGTGCGCCGCCCGGCAGTCTTTCCGAAGCGCAGAGGGGTTTGGCGGCTCGGATGACTTGGAAAATAAATCCAATATTTGTTTTGTCAATCGTGGATTGGAAATAAAATCCAATTTACGAAAACGACTCGACTCTTTTCGCGTTTTTGCAAATATTAGAACGGAAGGAGAACAAAATGGGCTATGCGTTGATGAAATATAAGACGTTCACGCTGTTTCTGCGGTGTGAAAACTGCCTTCGTGAGACGTCAAGGGGGGTCGAAATCCCCCCTGGGGACGACAGCCCACGCGACGTGGACGAGTTGCTTGAAAGCGGCTTCCTAGCTCACATTCCGTTCTCGTGTGGACCTTGCGGCAACCCGATTGCCCAACTTATTGGAGTAAAGGAGTAAAGCTGTGCGGGAAACCGAAGTTCTGGAATTTGTTATTGTCCCTCCATATCCAAGGCGCCACCAAATAGCCGCCTCAGAAGCGCATTTCGCCGACTTCCTTAAGCGGCGCTTCCGGGGGTATTCCTTCAAAGTGGCGGGGATCGCGCCTGTCGGGGCAGATGACGACGACAGCTTTCACATCATCCCTGTTATGAGCTTTCTTGACGACGCAGGAAATATGCGGATGTGTGAACCTCCGCAGCCTTGGATTATCAATGAAATTAGCGAGGCGTGCCGCGAGTTTACGGCAAACAAGCGTCGTTGGCTCTCTTAAAACGACAAGTCGTTTATGATGCGGCGCGCAAGCGCGATAATCTCAACCTGCGTGCCGTCATCTGCCGAATAGTCCCGATTTATTATGATCGGTTTATGTCTTGAGTTGGTAGAGCGTGGGTGGAACTCCGTCCTGTCCTGATAGATTTCCACCTGTTTGACGGACCATTCACGAGTCATGCCACCGTCCTTCGACCTTTCCACCACGACAACCATTCCATCCCGCAGCACGACTTCATTGACGATGTCTTCGAATGAGACGGCGACGATTCTGTCGCCTTCGAGGATTGCGCGCGGCTTAAGGTCATTCATGGAGTCGCCCGATACGTCGAATATCATTTGCCTTGCATGGGGGAACCGGTCGTCGGGTGGCACCGAAACTAGCTCTCTCTCGCTCTGGTCGAAGGCGTCGACTTCCCGAAATGTTCCGGCTTCCACTCTGCCGATCACCGCAGCCGCGACAAGTTGACCCGAAGCGGGCTTGACGTTTTGATGCCCTGCAACCTCGATCCCGTCTCGAAGCCAGAGTAGTGAAACGCCCAACGTGTTAGCCAAGATTTCTAGCGTATTGCCACGAGGCTGGCTAATATCGCCGCGCAGATATTTGTTTACGCTGTCATAGGGAATGCCGGAGCGGTTCGAAAGCTCCTTCTTCTTCCAGCCCTTGGCGTCCATCGCCTCTTGTAATCTTTGCCACCAATTCATGCTTGCCATCATAGAGCCGGAGTTATTTTCCGTTTTGGATTTCTGTTGCCTTGTAATTGGATTTTAAATCCATTATTGCTGCCTGCATGGACACGACACCGACTCTCACAATTGCTGAAATCATCGGCCGCGCTGGCGGACCGAAAGCAATTGCCGACGCGAGCCAGTTAACTCCCGATCCCTTCTCAAAAGATGCGGTTTACAAGTGGGGAAAAGGTGGAATTCCTGACCGCCACTGGCCGATCATTATTGCGCTCACCAAACTGGAAGTGGCGGCGATCTACTCGGCAAATCTCGCGGCGAGAGGCAATGTCTTTCCGCATGTTTTTCATGAGGCCGCAGAATGACCGCCCTCGTTTTCCTTTCGCGCGGCCAATCCTCCCGGCCTGCTGCGGCCCGCGCCGGGGTGTGCTTCTCCGGTCATTCCGGCGCGGGTAACTCTCGTTTTGCATGCGGGCCTCCATAGGCGTCTGACTCCCGCTCACCTTTGCATTTTGCGCAACTGCGTTCGATGAGAATTTTTCGGAAAAATTCTCATTGCGCTTCCGCTTGTCTGGAGCTTGGCAATGAAAAAAGAGGAATACCAAAATCAGCCGTGGTTCCGCCCGATCAAGGGCGCGCAGCGCGATCTCATCAAAGCCGTGGGCGGCTTGGATCGCGTGGCTTCGCTGCTTGGCCGGTCGGTGGGCCAGATCGGCCGATACAACAACTGGCATGATCCGGACTTGATGGCGCAATGGGAAATCATTGTGCTGGAAACGGATTTGGGTCGACCTGTTGTCTCGCGCACCATGGCCGTGCTGACTGGCGCAAGCGTCCTTGACCCGACTGGCGAAGCTCGCGGCCGTGATTGCCTTCACTCCGGTTCCGCCAAGTTGATGGCAGAGCATGCGGAATTCTTTGCGGCCTATTCGGAGGCCGCCAGCGACGGGCAATTCTCCGACCGAGAAATGCTGGAAATGCTGCCGAAGGCCGAGGATGTGCGGCGCTCCGCAGATTCGCTTGTTGCGAAAATTCATCGGATGCTTGCCAAAGCAATTTCGAAAGGCGGTGAAGAATGACCGCCCTTTCCCTGTTCAATCGCTCTATTTCGGAACGGGACCGCGCATTTCTCCGCAGCGTTTCACATGCCGGTGGCTCTCGTGATCTGCTCGACGGCGAAGCGCCAGCCGCTGCACAGTGCATGGTTGCGGGCTTTGTACGGCTCGAAAAGTTCCGCCGCGTTTACGTGACGGACGATGGGAAAGCGTATCTCGACCGACTGGCGAGGGCGCATTGATGGATGACGCAAGGCTCCAGCCTGAGACCCTGACCGCGCGCATGGCTCGTTTCGACGCGTTGCCCCCTGCGGTTCGACAAGCCATCAACCTTGCTTCATTTGAATTTCACCCTGGCATGGCGGAACGCCTGCTGCGGCGCGGAGCTTCCGACCACGGTTGCGCCGCCCGTCTCGCCATAACTGACCGCGGCCTTTCTGCCCGGAAAGGCGGTGCGTGATGGTGGCGCAGTCCCTCCCTATGCCCAAAAGCCACGGCCTTTCGATAATCGCCGCTGCGGTGCGCGATGGCGAATATCGCTGCAAGGGTGCGAATGACACGATTTCAGCATCTTCGGCTATGGCTCATCGCTACCTGACGCGTGACCCAAAGGACGGCAATCTCTTCCGGCCCGGCGAAAACGCTGTTGCCGTTCTGGCTCGCGCTCGTGAGCTGGGCAAGGTGCCGGACGCAGATGCGCTCGACAATCCAGCCATGAAAGTTGCCGTCGCGCGTGATCCGCATTCAATCGACGCCGGCAACCGTCTGCGTGATCTGGACGAAAAAACCGTCCTCGCTCTTATGGATGCCTTCACGCGCAGCGGCCAGCGTCAACCTATCGAAGTCTACGGCAAACAATCGGATGCCAGTGTCAAGCTCGGCGCTGGCGGCCATCGGTTGGAAGCGTGTCGTCGCCTCAGCATCAAGGTACTTTGCTTCCATCACGACGGAGACGAGCTTGACCGGCAGCTTTGCGAAATTGACGAAAATCTCATTCGCGCCGATCTCACGCCTACGGACCGCGCGCTTTTCCTAGCGCGCCGGAAGGAAATTTACCTAATCAAGCACCCGGAGACCGCAGCGGGCGAAAACCAGCATACGAGGGTTCGCAAAGTTTGCGAAGGCTCTGAAGCAAAGCGTTTCACCGCCGCAACGGCTGCCGCGACCGGGCAAAAAGAACGAACCATCCAGCTCGACGTTGAGCGCGGCGAGAAAATCTCGGCCGCAGCCTTGCAGATGCTGCGTGGAACGCGCCACGATAAAGGCGTGACGCTCGACCGGCTCAAGCGGCTGGAAACTCCGCAGGCGCAAGAACAATATGCGCGAGAACTGATCGCGGCGGACAAGGCAATTGCTGCTGAAAGCAAACAAATCCGCACGGCGATACAAGCCAGCAACCGGGCATCGCGCATCCGGCTAGTCAGCCTGATTGCAGAAACCGGGCGCAAGTCGGGCGGCGACCTCCCCCGCCGCGCCTATGCTATCGGTTATGCTGACCCGCCTTGGGAGCAGGAGGCGTGGAGCGACGAAACCGGACAGGACAAGGGCCTCAAATACCCTTCCATGTCAGTGGACGAAATCAAGGCATTGTGCGCTGGCGACAAAACGCCGTTCACGCCGGATGCCGTGCTGTTCCTTTGGGTGACAGCTAACCGCGTTCCTGATGGCATCGCCGTCTTGGAGGCGTGGGGCTTCGAATATGTGACCTGCAAGGTGTGGGATAAAGTGCACATCGGTATGGGCCGGTGGGTCCGGGATCGGCATGAACTGTTGCTTATCGGGAAGCGCGGCAAGATTTCGCTTGCGCCGGAAATGGGAACGCAGCCCGAAAGTCTCTATTCCGAACCAAAAACGGAACATAGCCGCAAACCGGAATGGTTTGCTGCCCAGATCGAACGGCAATGGCCGTCTCTCCGGAAAATTGAGCTTTTCCAGCGCCGCGACAGCCTAGCAGAAGGAGATATCCGGCTGAATGGCATGTGGGACTTCTGGGGCAATCAGGCCGGAGCGCCGGAAGGCGGCGCGGGATGACGCTAACAAGAGACCATCAAGGCGAACAAAAGAAGGTTGAACAGGTGCGCCGCCTCGCGGATCGGCTTGCAGGTGATCAATGGGTGATAGAAACCGACAATGATCTGGTGCACCTAGTCGCGTTTCGCCACATGGACGAAGCGGCGATCATCGCAACCTTCAACAAGGATGCCTTGTCGCACGAAATTGAGCTGGTCGCGCTCGGCCTCGATGTTGCGAGGCTGCTTCTCGATGTGGGTGAACGGGCAAGTAGGATCATAGCGGCGCTGCGACGTGCGTTGGGCGAAGAACAACGGCCACGCGAAAAGAACTATGCAGCCAATGCCGCCATCCTCTGCGGTGAGCCGCTGTTCCATCGCTACCTTGAGCGCCGCGACCCAACCCGGACAATTCACAACAAGGACCATGCCGACACCACGCTCAAAAAGCTGATCGGCATCACCAGCAAAAAGCAACTCAACACAGAAGCTCGGGCGCAGACGGCTTTTCGCAATCTGCGCGCGGACTATCAGGCATGGAAAGAAAGGGGCCGGGCATGACAGGAATTTCGCCGGTTGTCGAAGAATTGCAGGACTGCGTCAGTGATGCCGAGCGGGCGCGCTGGCTGCTGAAAATACCAGTCGTCATGCTCTACCGTGAGCAGACGGCCATCTATCGCGCGCTACGTGCTGCCCGGTTCGCGCGCGGTGAAGAGCTGGTAGATATCGAGATTTCCGCCCTCCTTTCGGTTCGTGATCGCTTCGGCCGTTTGCCTGCCGAAATTGAAGCGACCATCAGCGCCGCGCGCAGCTTCATGGAAGCCGTTGCGCGGAAAGGCGGTGTGGCATGAGCGGCGAGGCAACAATCCGGCGCGGTGTGCGCAATGCTCGATATTCCGCGATCCCAAACCATGTACTTGAGGACAAGCGGCTTTCCATGGATGCGCGTTGGCTGCTTTGCTACCTCCTGTCCAAGCCAGACAACTGGACCGTCGTTGTTGGCGATATCAGCAACAAGGGCGGTTGCGGTCGCGACAAGGTGCGCAAGATGATCGCGGAGCTTGTCGATGCCGGCTACGCAGAACGTGACCAGACGCGCGATGAGGGCCGATTTAGCGCCACCAGCATGGTGATTTTCGATGAACCGCGATCCGCCGCCGAGCGAGACGAGGCCGAAAGTGTTGCATCTTTACCGCAGACTGAAATGCCGGCGACGGCAAAACCGTCGCCGGTAACGCCGTCGCCGGCAAAATCGGCACATAGTAATAACTTAGATTCAGCAAATACTGATTATCAGCAAGAGGGAGATGCGCGCGAGGCTGTTTCGGAAGGGGAGGAAGACCCCAAGGCGGTGGCGCGAGCATTCAGGCGCTGGTACGGCGATTGGCCGACCCGGAAAGTTGACAGCGCCTATGCTGCTGAACGCGCATGGCAGGCGCTGACGCCGGCCCAACGGGCGGATTGCATCGCGAAATCCCCGCTCTACATCGAAAGGGCTAATGCGACCAAAGGCGTGAAGGTGCCTTGGGCCGGGCCATATCTCACCGGCCGGGATTGGGAGAAGCTGGATGATCCCAAATCGGAGATAGCGCTGCCCGTAGTGCACGGCCCGTTTACGCGAGCTTGGCATGCCCGGCGCTGTGCGGAATTGCTGATGCCCATTTCGTCCCTCGTGCCGCAACTCGCTCCGTTCTTGCGCCGGATCGTGGATGCGGGTGGCGAAAAGGCGGAAGCGACCCTTCGGGATCATCGACGCAAGTATGGTTGGCCCAAGGTCAACACGATGGATGAGCGGGCGGGCGACCGGAAGGGCGTCACGGTTCCACCGAGTGTTTTTAGGGTTTCAGAAGCTTTCGAGAAAGCCCATCGCGAGGGCGATCTTGCGCAGGCTTGGGAGCGGCTATTCGACCGTCTCGGCCTCCCTTGGCCTCCTGTGCCGCCCGGTGTTGAGTGGCTGTTCTTTCCGCCCGTGCCGGCCGAAGTGACGGACTTGGATATGGCGGTGGCAGAAGCGTGGGCCGCATTTGAGACAAACGTTGGCGAAGGACGCAACGATGATGCAGCATAGAGGCAGTCTTTTGGGTGGTGCCGTCTCGGATAGCGGCCTGATCAAGCTCGCGCGGATTGCCGATGAGCAGGCCGCAAAGCTGCGCTGGCTTTCGATGGCGAGCCGTCGAATCGTCGCAGACTATCCGAATCATGCGCGGTGGATTTGCCTTCGGGTGATGACCGGGCGCGAAAAGGCTGTGCAAAAGTCGCTGGAAGCGCTCGATATTGAAGCCTTGGTTCCGACGCGCCGGGGCAAGGTTCATCACCGACGCGGACGGGTAATCCCGGCTTCTGATGTCCCTGTCCTCATCGGTTACGCCCTTGTCCGCTGCGTGTATTCGACCACGGCGATGGCAGGGCTTGAGACGGTCGAACATGTCATTGGTGTGCTTGGTGGATGGGAAACACCTATTCCTATCAGTGAGGAATATGTCAATAAATACATAGAGAAGGCGGCGACTGGAGCATACGATTACGAACGTCCGGGGATCATCGTTCGCACTGGTGAGAAGGTGCGCGTTACCGATGGACCGTTCGGCGGGATAGCCGGCATTGTCATCACAGCTCCTACGGATGGGATCGGTGACGCCGTGATTGAAATCACGCTGATGGGCAAGCCAGTGCCGATGCTGGTGCCTCTTGCAAACATCGAGAAGGTGTGACTATAGGTTGGTTACGGACGAGCTGATGATCCTGCTAGTGAGCTTCTGAAAACGCGGTAGAACGCGGGGATGACAATCCCGAAGTTGGTACACCGGTCAGCCCCCGCCTTGACGATCTCCAGCATGAGAGGATCGATTCAAGGCCGGTGCGCAAGCTATGTCCACTCCATGGCGGACCAATTTGAAAAGCGATCCTTCGGGGTCGCTTTTTTTCGTTTAAGAGTTATGGGCAAACTCTCCTCTCTTCCTTCGCGCCTCGGCAGGCTACCGGATCGTATCGGAAGCCCACCCAAGAGAGCCGAAGGCTTCTACCAGTCGCCTGAGTGGCGCAATCTCATGTCTTCCTTGAAACGGACGCGCGGCAACAATTGCCAGCGCTGCGGGTCAACGGGCCGGATCATTGGTGATCATATCCATGAGCGGAAGGATGGTGGTGCGGAGCTTGATCCGGCCAACGTCGAACTCCTTTGCTTGCCCTGTCACAACACGAAGACGGCGAAGGCCAAGGCCGTAAGGGCGGCTGGCCTGACCTGACCCCGATGGGAGGGGTGGGGTCGATCTCTCGGGAGGCGACCACCCCCGCACCGCCGTCCCTCTCATGCGGAGATTTTTTTTCGGATGGACGAGAATTTTGACCTGTTCGGCCAGCCGATTTTAGACCGGCAGGGCCTGCGCGGAAGGCCACCATACGTGGCTACTGAGAAAGACCGCAATAAAATCAAACTCTTGCTTGCTCTCGGTTGGTCAATCGAAAGAATGGCCAACGGTATCGGCGTCTCTCCCGCGACCTTGAAGCGGCATTTTAGAGCCGAACTCAAAGTTCGGACCAAGATGCGCGATGGGCTGGAGGCGCGGCGATTTGAGATTGCCATGGAGCTGGCAAACGCCGGCAACGTCGCGGCGTTGAAAGAACTCGGCAAGATGATCGAGAAGAACGATGCCATGGTGGCGGCCCGCGCCTATCGCGGTGATGACGATGAAGAGAAGAAACCCGAAAAGATCGGCAAGAAGGAACAGGCGCAACGCGATGCCGAACAGGCGGAGCAAAGCGATACCTGGGGCGACGATCTGCAATTCAGAGGAAGGGTAAATTGATGGCTCTTTCCAGCTCCAAGGCGAAGGTAGACCGCGATTGGTCAACTGCTTGCCCGGACTGGAAAGAGCGGATCATGCAGCGGAAGTCGCTGATACCCAAACTGCCGCTTTTTGATTTCGAGGCTGAAAAGGCGCTTCGGATTTTCAAACGGCTCCGGGTGCCGGATATTATCGGCCAGCCGACATACGGCGAGGCTTGCGACGAATGGGTGTTTGACCTTGTGCGGGTCATCTTTGGCTCCTTCGACGTGGAAGCCAAGCGGCGTATGATCCGTGAATTCTTCCTTCTGGTTCCGAAGAAGAATGGGAAAAGTTCGATTGCAGCCGCGATCATCGTTACGGCCGCCATCTTGAACATGCGGCCAGAAGCGGAATTGCTGCTAATCGCGCCGACGAAGAAGATTGCTGAAATCGCCTTTCGGCAAGCGCTCGGCATTATCAAGCTCGACAAGCAACTGACGGCGCTGTTCCACCCGCAGACTCACCAGAAGACGATCACACATCGCACCTCGGGCGCGGTTATCGTCATCAAAGCTGCTGAAGCCGATGTTATCACCGGCAGCAAGGCGACGTTCATCCTGATTGATGAGTTGCATGTGTTCGCGCAGAAGCCGCGCGCGGCTGACCTGATGACGGAAATTCGCGGTTCTCTTGCTGCGCGTCCAGACGGGTTCCTGCTTATCATCACGACGCAATCCAAAGCTCCGCCCGCTGGTGTCTTCAAGGCTGAGCTGAATATTGCCCGGCAGGTGCGCGACGGCGAATTGAAGCGGTCCCTGTTGCCGATCCTCTACGAACTACCGTTTGAGGTCGCAAATGACAATGGCTGGCGTGATCCCAAAACATGGGGGATGGTCAACCCGAACCTAAATCGCTCCGTTGATGAAGCGTTCCTTGTGGACGAACTGGCGGCGGCTGAGGAAAAGGGACTTGCCGACCTTCTGTTGTTCGCCTCGCAACACCTCAATGTTGAGGTCGGGCAGTCTCTCGGCGGCTGGCGCGGCTCCCACTTCTGGAAAGATCGGGTGCTGCCGAAGCTGGTGAGCCTCGAATATCTTTTAGAGAATTCCGAAGTTGCGACCGTCGGTATAGATGGTGGCGGGCTGGATGACCTTTTGGGGTTGGCCGTCCTCGGTCGTCATCAGACTACGCAGGATTGGCTCTGCTGGGTCCATGCATGGTGTCAGCGCGACGTATTGAACCTTCGCAAGGATATCGCGTCCAATCTTCTAGATGCCGAAAAAGAGGGGTCGCTGACGTTCTGCGATGATGCCACGGCTGACATCGTCGGCGTGGTGGAAGTCTGCAAGAAGGTTCGGGACGCCGGTTTGCTGCCGGACGAATACGGAATTGGTCTCGACCCGCAAGGCGTCGGGGCAATGGTGGATGAACTGGCACGGTATGGCATTGGTCGCCCCCTTGTCACGTCCGTTCCCCAAGGTTTTCGATTATCGTCGGCAGTCTGGAGCCTTGAGCGGAAACTGAAGGACAAAACCTTCTGGCATGCCGGGCAGGGCCTTATGACGTTCTGCGTCGGCAACGCCAAGGCAGAACAGCGCGGTAACGCCGTTCTCATCACCAAGGAAACCGCAGGCAAAGCGAAAATCGATCCGCTCTGCGCTCTCTTCAACGCAATCAAACTGATGGAAGTTGGCCCGGTCGCTGCGGCTCCAGTCGCGTCACCTTGGGACGATCCTGATTACACGATGGTGGCCTGATGGGTTCCAAGAAAAAGAAACTGGAGAAGCGTTCGGCTTCTCTGGAGTCGCAGTCTATTCCCGTCAGCGCGGAAAACTTTATGGAGTTTTTCGGCGTCGGCGGCATGGGCGGCTCGCTCCCTTCGGTGACGATTGAAAGCGCGCTCAAGGTGCCAGCGGTGCAGGCGGCGGTTCTCTTCCTTAGCCGCACGCTGGCATCGCTGCCGCTCCATGTTTACCGCAAGGCTGAAACCGGGCCGGTTCGACACGGCGGCAAACTCGCCGCCGTGATAGAGGAAAATCCGAACGATGAAATGGATACCTCCAAGCTTCGCCGTTACTTTTGGGAACAGGTGTTCACAGGCGGACGCGGTCTTGCGTGGATCGAGCGAAAAGGCGCAAGCCTAGAAGCGATATGGCCTATCGACCCCGGTTCCTGTTCGGTCGTTCGGCGTGGCGGAAAGCTGTTCTACAAATTCGACGGGAAAGAGTACCCGGCCGCTGACGTGATCGATATTCCGTTCATGCTCAAGCGCAACATGGTCAACCATCGTGGCCCTATAGCGATGGCCGAAAAGGCCATTCAGCTCGCTTTGGCGATGAACGATTATGCGTCAAACTTCTTCGCTGGCGGCGGTGTCCCGCCTCTGGCGCTGGAAGGCCCGTTGCCAGCCAATGCCGATGCGATGAAACGGGCGCGGTCGGATGTAAAGCGCGCCGTCGAGGCGGCCCGAGACGACCATCTGCCGCTTGTGCAATTGCCTTCGGGCTACAAGCTTACGCAGGTGGGTTACGATCCTGCGAAGGGGCAGATGACCGAGGCCCGGCTATATCAGGTGCAGGAAATCGCACGCGCTTGGCAGATACCGCCGAACTTCCTCCAAGACTTGTCCCGCGCCACCTTTTCGAATGTCGAGCAAAACGACCTTCATCTGGTGAAGCATATTGTCAGCCAATGGGCCATTGCCTTCGAAGGTGAGTTAAACCTCAAGCTCTTCGGCAGGTTCTCGACCCGTCGCTATGTCCGTCACAACCTCGACGGCCTGATGCGAGGCGACTATCTGAGCCGGCTTCGCGCCCTTGCTGCCGGCGTAAATGCGGCGCTGCTGACGCCGAACGAAGCACGGGAAATCGAAGGGCGACCGAAGAACCCCGATCCCGCCGCCGACCGTCTGCATATCCAGAGCGGCACGGTTCCAATCGGAACAAACAATGCGGGCGTCGGTCATAACGGCGGCCCGCCTCTTGATGACGATACCAACGAAAATCAGGTGGATGATGACCGGCAAGATTGAACGGGAAATACGCGCTCTTGTCCGCCCGGTGGAAACAAGGGCGGACGGCGAAAAAATGACTGTCGCAGGCTATGCGGCAGTCTTCGGACAGGAAACCGATATTGCCGAAGAGTTCATTGAGGTGATCGAGCCGGGAGCGTTTGAGCGCTCCATCAACGGCGAGGATGTTCTTGCCCTCTACCAGCATAACCCCTGCTGCATCTTGGGTCGGAAGTCGGCCGGAACGCTCCGGCTGAAAGAAGACAACAAGGGTTTGGCGGTCGAAATCGACCTGCCCAACACCACCAACGGGCGCGATGTTCGCGAGCTTATCCAGCGTGGCGATATCTCGGGCATGTCGTTCGGCTTCTACGTGCCGGATACCCTTTCCGAGAAATGGGATTTCTCGGTTGAGCCGCCGCGTCGGCGCATCCTGAATGTTGAGCTTTATGAGGTCTCGATTGTGGCGAACCCCGCCTATTCGGGAACCTCCGTCGCCTTGCGGTCGCGGGATAATGCCCGCGCCGCCTCCGAAATCCGATCAATCCTACCGGCAAGTCGCCTTCGGATGAAAGTCGGTATCGACCTCGCGCTGCGGAAATAGCCGCGCTTCTTTTTTGCCTCACCACAACATGGAGATTTATATGTCGCAGAAACTCAAGGAACTGCGTGAAAAGCAGACACGTATCGTTACCGAGGCGCGCGAACGTCTCGACGGCATCGGCGAAAACACCGATGCTGCGCGCGCTACCGAACTCGAAACCCAGCACGACACGGCGATGGCCGAATATGACCGGTTGGAAGCCCTGATTAAACGCGAAGAAGACCTCGCGAAGCTGGAGCGCCGGGAAGACGAGCGCCGCGCAAAGCAGCGCCCCTTGCGCGACACGCCGGAATACCGCGCCGACGATGATCCGCAGGATGGCAAGGTCGAATATCGCAGCGTCTTTGCAAAGGTCGTCTGCGGTGTCGATCCGTCCGAACTGACGGCGGAAGAGCGGTCTGTCCTGCGCAGCGGCGCAACCAAATTCGAGACCAGAACGCAGGTTGCCGGCGTTGCTGCCGCTGGCGGGTACACCGTGCCGACCGAGCTTGCGAACGAAATCATCAAGTCGATGAAAGCGTGGGGTCCGCTCTACGACGAAAATATCTGCACGGTCATTACGACCACAAGCGGTAATCCCATGACCGTTCCGACCATTGACGACACGGCCGAAGAGGCCGCCGCAAAGGCCGAAGGTGCTGACGTGCTCGACGACAACAGCGGCGATGTCGAATTCGGACAAAAGATGCTGGAGGCTTATGTCTACACCACGCCGTTCGTGAAGTGGTCCTTCGAACTCGATGCGGATTCCATCTTCAACATGGAACAACTCCTCGGCTCGCTGGTTGGCGAGCGACTCGGCCGCATCGGTAACCGCCGCCTGACCTCTGGCACCGGTAACGCCCAGCCCAATGGTATCGTTACGGCTTCCAGCGAGGGCAAAGTGACGGCTGCCGCCAACGGCTTCACGTGGGATGATGTCATGGACCTGGAGCATTCCGTCGATCCCGCATATCGCGGTTCTCCGAAGTGCCGTTACATGTTCCATGATAAGGTGCTTTCCGCCGCTCGCAAGCTGAAGGACGGTCAGGGTAACTACCTTTGGCAGAGAGGCGACGTGCAGAAAGGCACACCCGCCAGCTTCAACGGCCATCCGTATTCCATCAATCAGCACATGGAGGAAATTGCGGCGAACAAGCGCATCATGCTGTTCGGTGACTTCTCCAAGTATTTCGTCCGCAAGGTCGGCTCTCCCGTCATCGGTGTGTTGCGTGAACGCTTCTGGCCGCAAGTCGGTATCGCCGGCCTGATCCGCTTCGATGGCGAGCTGGGCGATACCGCCGCAATCAAGCACCTCAAAACCGCTGCCTAAAGCTCGGCTTTGCAAGGCGGGCGCAATTCGCGCCCGCTGACAAAACCGATGGAGGCTCATATGAAAATCAGAATGCTTTTAGGTCTGGCCGGTGCGGATTTCTCGCTCTCGCCCGGTGATATTCCACTTGATGGCCAGTTTACGGACGAGGAAGCGGGTCGCCTTGTTGATTCCGGTCTTGCCGAGCAGGTGAAAGACGAAGAGGGCAACGAAGTCGCGTTGCGGCTCTCACTCGACAACGAAAATCTTCTCAAGGAGCTGGATGAGTTGAAAACCTTGGCAGTCCGCCTTGAGGAAAGTGAAAAGCAGATCGTCGTTTTCAGTCAGGAAAAAGAGGCGCTCCAGCTTCGAGCGGAGACGGCGGAAAATTCCCTTGCTGCCGCCATTGACGACGGCAAGACGCTTACTCGCAATATTGCCGAGTTGGAAAAGATGCTGAGTGACGGGGCGGTCCAACTCAAAGAACGCGAAGAGCGCCTCGTCGTTCTCGATCAGGAAAAGAAAACCCTCCAGCATCGCGCGGAGGAAGCAGAAAAACTGCTGGAAAAAGCTCTAAGCGCCAGCGCGGCCGAACAGGCCAAGAAAAGCAAATCGGGGGCAGGTTGATGTGGTATGCGGGGAAGTCAGAACCTAAAGACCCTGATGCACTGGTGGTGCCGCTTGCTGATGTAAAGCTGCGCCTCAGTGTCGATTATTCCGATGATGACGATATGCTTACCGATATCGTACGCGAGGCGACCGCGTACGTTGAAAGCTATTGCAACATTCGCCTCGCACCGCAAACGCTGACCAGTGAATGCGATGGATTCAGGGATTTGCGGCGTCTGCCCGATGGTCCGGTGTTCGCAGATGCCGTCAAAGAAATCGGGTATGTCGATCAATCCGGCAACCCGCAGACGGTGGATACCGGCATCTACAGTCTCCTTCTTGACGGGCTGGAGGCATCGATTGCCCTCAAGGCTGGCCGTGTGTGGCCTATTCCTCGCCACGGAGAGCGCATCACAGTCAGGATCGAGGCCGGATACGGCGACAAGCTCCCTTACGAAATACGGGCGGCGATCATGGTGCGGGTGGCCTCGGTCTACCGGGGTCGTGAGAATGCGCCCATGGGTGAGTGGTCGGATTTCGACTCGCTGTTGATCAATTTCAGGAGGGGGGCGTAATGGCGCATGTACGTTTCGTCGCCGATTTTGACTACCGGCCGCCTGTCTTCGGCGTCACTCTTGCATACAGGGCTGGCTGGTCTGGCCCTGTAAAGAAAGAATGTGCCGATCAGGCTGTCGCGCAGAAAAAGGCCGTGCGGATCAAGCCGCCGCCTCGCTCTACGGGAAAGGCGGCCGAGAATGATTAATTCCGGCGACCTCCGCGAACGGGTGGCGCTTGAGAAGCGAGAAACCCAAAATGACGGCGCGGGCAATCATCGAACCGATTTCGTCAAACAGTTCGAACGCCGCGCGCAATTTGTCTACGCGGGCGGTAGTGAGGCGGTTACTGCAGAACGATTGCAGGGCCGCTCAATAATGAAAATCCGCCTGCGCAAAGACCTGCGCACGCGAGAAATCACCTCGGATTGGCAGGTGCGCGATGTACGGCGCGGCACGGTCTACGCGATCCGCGAGGCCGATACCGTCACGCATCCGCTTTGCGTCTATCTGGTCGTTGTAAGCAGGGTGGCATCATGAAAATCATCGGCATTGAAAAGATGATGCGCCGCCTTGAGCGCATTCCCGACGAGGTGCGCCGGCGCACGAAAGCGGAGCTGATGTTGGGCGGCCGTGAAATCAACATGCTTCAGCGCTCGCTTGTGCCGAAGGATGACTTGACGCTCGCCGGCACCATTCGCTCCGAACCGTTGCCTGACCCGCAGATTGGCGTTGTCATTCTTGCGGGTGGCGAGGCCACCACAACGCCGGTGCGCGAAACTGAAAAAGGCAATTCACCCGAGTACGACTATGCGCTCGCGCAGGAATTCGGCACGGAAGAGATGCCGGCGAACCCGTTTTTCCGGCCCGCCATTCGCGTGAAGAAAAAGCAGGTCAGAAACCGCGTACGCGCGGCCGCCCGGAAAGCCCTTAGATCGGGGGCGAAGAAATGAGCGACCCAGCCCTTGCAATTCAAACGGCGCTTGTCGGGCGGATCACGAGTTTGGCGACGGAAGCCGGCGAGCGGGTCTATGATGATGTGCCAGCCGAGGCGCAGCGGGAATCAGAAACCGGCGCGGCTTGGCCTTATATCTCGCTTGGTAACGGACAGATGGTCCCGGTTGACGAAGAATGCTTTGACCGCTCATCCACGTACATTGATGTCAATGTCTGGTCGCGCGATGTCGGCTTTCCACAGGCAAAACGCATTGCCGGCGCAATCCGCGCCGCCGTGCACGAACAGGAGCTGGCAATCGCCGGCCATGTTCTCGACCGTATGCGCGTTGAGAACATCAATTATTCGCGTGACCCTGATGGCGTGACCCGCCGCGTGCGCATCGAATTGCTGATTGAAACCCAGCCAGCAATCTGACCCCTCACCAATATTTCTAAACCTTGGAGGCTCGTCATGGCGACGACTAAGAAACTATTGATTCAATTCGGCGATGGCGCGGAGCCGGAAGTATTCGCGCATTCCTGCACCATCAACACGTCGCAGGATTTCACAATCGAAGCGACGATGACGGAGTCGACAGACCCGAATTGCGAAAATCCAGACGCTCCGGGCTGGGTGCTGCGCTCTGTCGATACCCTCTCCGCAAACATTAACGGCGCGGGAACAGCGGACCCTGTCAGTTACGGCGTTTTGCGTCAGAAGATGCTTTCCGGCGAACCCTTTAATGTTCGGGTTCTGGTGGACCTGCCGAAAGCACAGGGCGGAGGGTGGTATGCTGGCCGCTATGTCATGTCCTCTCTCGGTCTTGCCAAAGAGGGCAAGGGTTATCTGTCCTCGACCGTTGCCCTGCAATCGGATGGCGTGGTTGCGTGGGTTGAGGCGGCAGCATGACGGCGGGTTTCGAGGCTCCGTTTGGCGGAAAGAAACATTTTTTCCGCCTACCACTTGAGGGCTTGCAGGAATTGCAGGCCGCCTGCAATGCCGGCCCTGCCACGATCCTTGCACGCCTCATGTCGGCCCAGCCGCAGGCCGCCAACATCAAGCGGCCTAACGTGGACGATTACCAGCTCGGCGCGGAAGACCCGGATTTTCTCGCTGACTGGAACACGTATTCTCTCGTGCGCGGTATCGGTGGTGATTGGCGGGTGGAAGATGTCCGTGAGACAATCCGCCTCGGCCTTATTGGTGCGGGCATGACGCCGACTGACGCCTTTATTGCCGTCTCCCGCTATGTCGATCAGACGGAAAAATATCCGCTGATTGATAATGTCGGCATTGCGGCCGGCATCCTTCACCATGCGCTAACCGCGCCGGCTGGAGAAAATCCGGGAAAGGCGAAAGCCGAGGAAACGACGATAGCGACAGAATAGTTTTCTCGGATTTATACGGCCTCGGCGCTGTCATGGGCATGCCGCCCTCCGAGGTCAAGAAAATGATGCTGTGGGAATTTGCGGCCTGCGCAAACGGGTATGCAAAAGCCAATGGTGCGGAAGAAGCCGTAGAAGCGCCAAGCTTCGAAGAGCATCTGGACATGGTGCGGCGGCTCAAGCCTCGGTCGTGATGATCTCACGGCCGATAAAAAGCAGCACAAGCCCGATCAGCGATGCTGTAGCAAGTGCGATCAGTATCATTGGTGATGGTGCGGCTGTTTCGACGGCTGCGCCCATCTGGCTCAATCGTTGATTAAAGGCCGCATCGCCGGCCGATGTGGCGGCCGGTAAAGCGTAATAGGCTGCCAGAGGCGTCGGCGCGACGAACAAAACAGCGCCGATCTTTCCCAGCGCTGTCAGGCGGTATCTCGAAACCGTCATTTACAGTTCTCCCCTCGAAATCGCCCGTTGGTAACAGGAATCGATATGGCCGTCACCCTTGATGAGCTGCGCGCCGTCATGCGCATGGAAATGAACCCGTTTATAAAGGATCTGCAAAAGGTCAACGGGGTGACCGCGAAGACAGCGCGGCTTGTGGAATCCACATGGCTTTCCACAAACAAGCGGCTTGATAACATCGGCCGTAGCATGGCGAACAGTCTTGCTGCCCCCTTGTTGGGGATTGGTGCGGCGCTCTCGGTTGATTCTGTTGCCAAGTATGCCGATGCCTGGACAAGCGCGAAGAACAGTCTTTCTGTCGCCGGCGTCGTCGGTGAAAAGCAGGGTGACGTTCTCGACCAGCTCTACAAGTCGGCCCAAAACAATGCCGCTCCGCTCAATGCGATGGCTGACCTATTCGGCAAGGCAGCGCAGGCCGGCGATAATCTCGGGGCAAGTCAGGCAGATTTGCTCAAGTTTTCTGATGGTGTGGGCGTGGCGTTGCGTGTGGCTGGTTCGTCGGCTTCGCAGGCTTCCGGTGCTCTGACACAGCTCGGCCAGCTCCTCGGGCAGGCGCGGGTTCAAGCGGAAGAATTCAATTCGATCAATGAAGGCGCGCGTCCAATCCTGATGGCGGTTGCGGTCGGTCTTGATGAGGCGGGCGGCTCGGTTTCGAAGCTGAAAGAGCTGGTAAATGACGGAAAGGTTTCCGGCCAGCAGTTCTTCCAAGCTTTCTTGAAGGGCCTGCCCTCTATCCAGTCGATGGCGGCAAATGCCACGCAAACCATCGAGCAGGGTATGACAAAGGTGAATAACGCTTTCACCCGGTTCATTGGTGAGAGCGATGAAAGCGTCGGGGCAAGCCAACGGCTTCTTGCTGGCCTTAATGCGCTTGCTGACAATTTCGACCAGACAGCCGATGTTGTCTTGAAGGTCGCGGCGGTGATTGCCGGCGCTCTCGTCGGTCGATCCATCGCCGGCATGATTGCAAGCCTTGCTCTCGCCACGTCAGCGGTTATTCGCTTTGTCACGGCCGTTCGGGCTGCTGCGACTATTTCGGGCCTTGCAACTGCAATGGGCGGTCTTTCTGTTGCTGCTGGGCCGATTGGTGCGGTTATCGGCGTGACAGCCGTGGGAGCGCTCGCGCTGTTCGCCTCGTCTTCCGGGGAGGCCAGCGAAGGTGCCGCCCGCTTCGAAGAACGCCTGAAGAAAATGGCGGATACAGCCGACGCGGCGGCCGCACGAACGCAGGACGCTGGGCAGCGCATCAGTGACAGTTTCGTTAACGGCCTTAACAAAGAGGTCGATGCTGCGACTCTCCGGGTCAATGAAGCCAAAGCGGCTGTTATTGATCTCTTCGACCAATTGTTCCGGAACGTGGACAGGGACACAATTTCGCCTGACCAGCTGGCCCAGCTTGAGTCCTTGAAGAAGCGACTTGATGAAGGGAGCATCGGCGCGCTTGAAGTCAAAAATGCCCTTCACTCGCTCGCGAATGCCAACCCAAATTTTCAGGCTCTTGCCGACGCGTTCGCGCCCTTGCTTGATCGGCTCAATCAAGTTGTTGTGGGGATTAAGGCGGCCCGCGAACAGTTGGCGGTAGCGACAGGCTCGGCACTCTCGGATCAACAGATCGCCGGTTACAAACAGTACGCAGCATCGCGCCAGCAGGGCGAAGAAATGTTGCAGCTGGGCAAAGCCTATGCTGACGAGGCGAAGCGCCAGAACGGATTGAGCAAGGAACAGCTCGCCGTTGAAAAGGAAATTGCCTCTATCCGCAAAGACCTTGCGGAAAAGGGCGGCTTCCTGCCTGACGATCAGATAAAGGCGCTTGCTGCCTCGAACGTCGCCGCCTCGGAAGCTCGCGGCAAGAGCGGTAAATCCAGTTCCGTCAAACAGACGGCCGATAGCCGCTTTGATGCGGACATTCAGGCTGTGCGCGACCGTACCGCCGCCTTGATCGAGGAACAGAAAATCCTCGGCCTGACCTATCAGGAACAGGAAAAGCGGCGCATGGCGCTCGACCTTGAACAGACGGCGCTTGCCGATCTGCGCGAGGAAGCGCGCCGCAAGGGCGCAACTGACCTCGAAAACATACAGCTTTCGAGTCAGCAGCGGACTTTGATCGATCAGGCATCCGAGGCTTATGCCCGTCAGGCCGACGCTCTGCGACAGGTCGAAGAAGCTCAAAATCGTGCACATGATTCCGCGCAGGAATTTTATGACACTGCCAAGTCGGGCTTTGTTGATGTCATCAAGGGAACGCAGAGCTTTAGTGAAGCGCTTTCCAACCTCGCCTCCAAGGTGGCTGACATGGCCCTGAATAGTGCCTTTGACTCCCTGTTTGGCGGCACTCCAAAATCCAGCGGCGGCTTGACGTCTTTCTTCAAGATGCTGGGTTTTGCGGATGGAGGTTACACAGGATACGGCGCGAAATACGCTCCTGCGGGTATCGTCCACAAGGGCGAATACGTCTTTGATGCCGATGCGGTGAAGAAGGCGGGCGGTCCGGGTGTTCTTGAGGCTCTTCGTTCCCGTTTGAAGGGGTACGCGAATGGCGGCTCCGTTGGTGTCCCGTTGCCTACTTTCCCGACATTAGCAGGTGTCCGGCCTCAGCAAAATTTCGAGCCGGCCACCTTCCTAATCGACGTGCGGGGGGCGACTGGCAACTCCGAGATACAGGAAATGGTGGCTGCCGGCGTCAGTCAGGGTATCTCCGCCTATGACAAGCAGATGCCGGATCGCGTTCAGCAGATTAACCGAAATCCAAGGCGGCGCTAATGGTACAGCCACTTTCCTATCTGTCGGACCGGTTCCGCTGGCTTCCATTCAAGTGGGATATCCAGCGGAACGACGAATATTCCGGCACTGGCGACGGCAGGGTTTGGCAGGCAAAGCTTGCACCCGAGCTGTGGCGGGCAACCGTGGTTCATGCGCAGCTTTTGAATACGGTTGCGGAAGAACTAGACGGCGCTATCCGCGCTCTGCGGGGCGCGGAGGTGCCTTTCATGATGGCTTCGCCATTGTTCTGTGCACCTAAGTCCGACCCGACAGGGGTTGGGCTGGAAGGGGCGAATGTCACGCTCCTTTCTATCTCGGCCACCCGCGCGGCGGTCGTGTTGGCAGGGCTTCCAGCCGGTTACAAACTTACGACCGGTGACAAGTTCACGTTCGCCTATGGCGGGCGTTTTTATTTCGGAGAATTTTCGGAAACGGTTGTGGCGGCGCTCGCCGGCACCACGGCTCAGATTGCCGTATTCCCGAATTTACCAGCCGGTGCGGCTGCTGGCGTAGCTGTGACGTTGATCAAGCCGGCCTGCAAAGTCGTCATCGTGCCCGGCTCCTACAAAGTCGGTGAAATATCGGGGCGCTTCACGCGAGGCGGCTCCTTCCAGATCATTCAAAAAAAATGACCTCCGCTGCGCATCATGAGAGTTCGTCAGGATAGTCGGGGCGCGGTGAAAACGGGCCATCGATGTTGCGTCGGCCTTCAATCGTTCGAACAAACTTCGTTGTGTGGTGCTCACCGAATATGTCTGTGTAACGGATAACGACGGCCACAAAGATGGAGAATTTGCCTAAAGCCACATACTCTCGTAGGTCTCCAATCCTCGTTAAATTCGCGGCGTGGAGATTCATACTTTCCCCCGGGGGTATCTGTATCGGCATGGCTTGGGCTTCACCAGCTTCCATATCGTGCGGGAGGAGAGTGGTCGCGCCACCGATGTTCTTGGCGATCGTGCTGATGAGTGCCGGTGTTTGGCCGGCATTCTTTATCGTGATGTCCACAGCAAGCGCGCCCTCTCCATAGGCCGTGGACATCTTGACTGAAACAAGCCCAACGTACGCGCGCAAAGAAGTTCGCGACGCCTCCCGTTCCGCTTTCAAAGCTTCCTCGGCCACGGTTGTGGCCTTTCTAGCCTCTCTCACTGAACCGAGGGCGAACCACGCGGCGCAGGCGCTCGCCAACACGGTCACCATGGAAAGCGCCGTTCCCGCAATACTCACATAGAACATTGGAGCTGCAAATTGAGCTACCTCTTCCGACGATTGTGCGACGGATCGCTGGATTGCGAGATTTTCATTTTCCCGCTGCTCGTCCCGCTCGCTTTTCTTTGCGTCGTCATCGGCTTGTTGCTGCTGCGATGGGTCTTTCAATATCCGAATAGGTATCGAGAAGCCGTCGCCTTTGCCGGTTTCGGATTCGTGTTGATGCTGACCATTTGCGCCGCGTTGCTCTTGGCTAGCGCTGCCGTCGATGTTCGCAAGCAAAAATCCAACAGTGGCCACCCCCACCAACGCTGCACGCATGATGCCCCCGCTTCATTTGATCGGGCAGCATTCATGCACGGGCGTAGTTGAAAGTCGAGCCGATCCACCCCCACGAACGCTTGGTGCATCGAAATGAAAAACGTATCCGCAGCATATCAGGCGGCGCTTCTCGGCGCGCGCGACGGCTCCCTTGTACCCGTTACCTTCGTCTGGTTTCAGGCCAAGGACAGAGCGACCGGCCTGCCGGTAGAGCGTGGCTTCTGGACATGGGACGAGGATGTCCAAGTTACGGTTCTGTCAGGAACAACGGGCTTGCCGGTCAATCGCACCTATTACGGCGCGGTCAGTCTGGAAGTCAGCGATATTCCCTATGTCTCTGACCTGACGGTGCAGACCGTCACCATCGGCATGAGCCAGATCGCCGACGCGGCCCAGCAGCTCATGCGCGGGTACGATATGCGCCTCGCCAAATGCGAAATCCACGAAATGACCTATGACACCCTCACGGGTCAACTTTCGTCAGCGCCGGAAATCGCCTTCATCGGTGAAGTTGTCGGCGCACCCATCAAAACGCCGGCGATCGGCAAAGACGGAAGCATAGAAGTGTCCGTCATCTCGGATGCCATTTCCATGCTCACCCGCACCAATCCCGCCAAATCCTCCCATGAAGGCCAGCGCCGGCGCAACGGCGACGATTGGGGCTTTCATTCGGGCACAGTCAGAACATGGGGTATTCCATGGGGCAAGAAATCATCATGAGCGGCCTTGTTCGAAAAGACGATTGGCGCGCGCGGTTTGCTGCCGAGGTGGACCGGATCAAGCGAACGCCATTCGCGTGGGGCAGTCATGATTGCGGGCCGGGGCTGGCTGGTAATCTGGTTTATGCCGTTACCGGCGTCGATTGTGCCGCTCAGTGGCGTGGAGCCTATCACGACGCTCGCGGAGCGGCGCGAGCTATGCACGAAGCCGGGTTTTCAAATCTGGCTGATGCCGTCGCCTCCATGCTTCCAGAATACGAGCATCCGTCGCAGGCGCGCATTGCCGATGTTGCGGCGATCAAGGTTAATAGCGTCTTTGGATACGCCCTCGGCGTCATCGATTATGAGCGTGTCTTTGTGCTGACCGAAACCGGGATCGGCACAATCGACCGCTCCGAAATAGCCCGCGCCTTCAAGGTCGGCTAAAACCCCTCGGAACATTCCAATGAAAATATTGCTGTTGCTTCTGGCGACTGCCTGCTTTGTGCTGGGCGGGGATGTGGCGCATGCCGATCCGATTTCTGCCGCCATCGTTGGCTTTTTCAAGCTCACCGGCCTAGCCGCGGCCTTTGTGAAAATCGGCGTTGCTCTGGCGGTCGGGCTGGGTTCTTCGCTTCTTCAGAAGGCGCTTGCGAAGAAGGGCGACACCTCCGGTCCCTCCGGCGTGGACCTGTCTGTCTCCATGGGCGACGATGTGCCGATGTCGTTTGTCGCTGGCACGGCTCCGACAGGCGGAAAGCGCAAATTCATCGGAACATGGGGCAGCGACGATAAAACGCCGAATGCCTATCTGGTCGATGTCATCGAGCTGGAAAACCTGCCGGCGACCGGAACGGCCGGCCTGTGGGCGGGCGACACCCGTTGCACCATCCTTTGGGGCGAGCCGGCCGCCGATGGCCGGGGCTTTCCGGTTGCCGAGTTCCGACGAGATGGCAAAGACCATCTTTGGTACAAGTTCCATGACGGATCGCAGACGGCTGTTGACGGTTACCTCTTCGCAAAATTTCTCACGGGGGAACGTCAGATCACAGCGAACATGATCGGTTACGGCTGCGCCTATGCCATCATGACGTGTCGCTATAGCGAGACGGTATTCAGAAATGGATTGCCGGATTGGGTCTTTGAAATGGCTCCGCGCCGTTTCTATGATCTGCGCAAGGATTCCACCAATGGCGGTTTCGGCGCGCATCGCTGGAATGACCAGTCCACATGGGAGCCGACCAGCAACCCCATTATCGTCGCCTATAACGTCATTCGCGGCATCACCTACAATGGCGAGTGGTTTTATGGGGGCCAGAATGTTGCCGCGTTTCGCCTTCCTCCGTCAAACTGGATCGCAGGCGCCAACGAAGCTGACGCCGGCGTATTGCTGGCCGATGGCAGCTATGAGCCTGCTTTTCGTTGCGGTTACGAAATCTCGGTAGACCGCGAGCCGCTCGAAATTATCGAAGAGCTGGAAAAAGCCGCCAATGCCCGCTTTGTCGAGGTGGGCGGCATCTTCAAGGTTCTGGTCGGTGCGCCCGGCGCGGCTGTCTACAGCTTCACCGATGATGATATCATCGTCACCGAAGAGCAAACCCTTGATCCGTTCCCCTCGCTGGAGGACACGTTCAACGGGATCGAGGCAACATACCCGGAGCCTGCCGAAAAGTGGGCCATGAAGGATGCGCCGGCGCGATACGATGCAGCCTTAGAGGCTGCGGACGGTCAGCGCCGCTTGCCGGCAAGCGTTGCCATCAATGCGGCACCTTTTGCAAATCAGGTGCAGCGCATCATGGTGGCGATGATTCAGGACTACAGGCGCTTCCGCGTCCACCAGTTCTATTTGCCGCCTGACGCCTATGCGCTTGAGCCGAATGACGTTGTGTCGTGGACCTCGGCCCGAAACGGATACGTGGAAAAGAAATTCCTCGTCACTGCCATAACCGGCAAGCGCACGTTCAACCGCCTTGTGTCGCTGAAGGAAATCGACCCTTCCGATTACGATTGGTCCGCCGACAAGCAATTGCCGGTCGTAACCGGCTGGATCGGGGAAATCCTGCCGCCTGCCCAGCCTATGTATGGCTGGCAAGCGGAGCCGGCCGCGTTCTTCGACGCGGACGGTTCGCCGCGCCGGCCGTCGATCCGCATTTCCTGCGCTGCCGGGCAAGAGGGCGTGACCCATGTTTGGGTACAGGTGGTGCTGAAGGCTACTGGCACCATCGTATTCGACAGTGACCAGACGCCGTATGATCCGAATGAGGAACCCGTGGACGGTCGCCTGTCTTGGGTTTTGAACGGCACCTTTCTGCCGAACGAAACCTATCGGGTGCGCGGCCGGTTCATTTCCAGCCTCAACGATAATCAGCAGTGGTCAGCCTGGCTGGATGTAACCACGTTCAACATCCTTCTCGCAAACAAGGATATCGACGTTGTTGCCGATCTGACGAAGCTTGGGGCTGATGTCAAAAAGCGCTTTAGCGAACTGCAGCAGGAAATGGACGATCTGCTGGAAAGTTACGAGAACGGGCTTACGGCCTTTTCTCTGGCTGGGGCTGTCGGGCAAATTGATCGCGAGGAAATCCGCGCCGAGCTGGGAACGGCTCGAGCGGAAATCACGGATGAACGCCGCGTGCGTGTCACGGAAAACGAGGCCATGGCGCAACGCGTCGGGCTGGTCTCGGCTTCTGTGGAAGATGCCAACGCCAAAATAATTACGGAACAGACAGCGCGCGTCAGTGCAGACAAGGCGCTGTCGGAAAGCCTGCTTGGCGTTTCGGCTGAACTGGGCGACCGGTTCGCGCAGGGGCTGGTGAAGTTTCAGGCGGTTGCCGCTCCATCCGGCGTCGATGCCCGTTTCTCGGTTCTTCTGAGGGGTGGCGTCGGGCAGGCATATAAGGATACCGGCTTCTTTCTGGAGCTTTACACCTTCGCCGGTTTCCAGCGGTCGCGCATGGCTATCAAGGTTGATCAGTTCTCGGTATCGGATGGTACGACCGCGTATTCGGTCTTTGCCATTGAGGGCGGCGTGGTGAAAATCATCAATGCCCTTATCGATCAGGCGCAGATCAACAACCTGATGGTGGGCACGAGTAACATCCTGCCCGGCGCTATCAGCTGGGCGCAGTCATATTCGTTCGGTAACACGCCGGAAGGCGGCGCTTCCACCACGAGCAATTATGACATCGAAGTTCCGCACGGCCTCGGCTCTCCGAAAGTTAAAGTGGAAGTTCAGGGGCTGGCCCGAACAGGCGTTGACGGCGGGGTGCGTTCCGCAACCCTCAACATCATTAGCCTCAATGACGATGCGCTGCTGAGGTCCGTCACAAAAAGTCAGACCGGCGTCTGGAGCGCTCCCATTTCTTGGGCTGCTCCTCATCAACCCCCGGCAGGCAGAGAATCGACGGTTTACCGCATCCAAACCGTTTGTGCTTCGTGGACATCGTTCCTCAATCTCGACGCCTACGCCTCCGTTCTCAAAAGGTAAAATCATGACAGCACCTTACACGGCTGGCACCATTTCTCTGGTTGCTGGCAGCGAAGCCGTGGCCGGCATCGACACCGCATGGGCGATTAGTCTTATCGTGGGCGGGACAATCTATGTCGAATTTGACGGCGGTAATCCTTTGCCGATTGCCGCCGTTGACAGTGACACGGAAATAACGGCCGCCCTGAAATGGACCGGCCCGACAGGCACCTATTCCTATGCCATTGTACGGGATACGGCCTATGGGCAACAGACGGTCACCAATGCGCAGGCGCTGGCAACCTACATCCAGCGCCTCAATAATCCGGCGCTGGCAGCAACCGCCGGTGTCACGCCGGGATCAAACAAATTACTGTTGTTTACCGGCGCAAACAGCGCAACCGTCATCGATCTCGAAGACCTCCTGCAAGGAATTAAGTTTAATGAGGAGGTGCCGACGCTCGCCGACCGCGCCGCCTATGACGGTGAGGCCGAAGGCTTCCGGGTGTTGGTTGCGAATGTTGGTGACGGCCGCTCCGCGTTCTTCACGAAGCAGAGTGCGGCGGTCGCTGACTGGAGTGTGGCGTTCTACATCACGGGTCCGACTGGCGGCGCTGGCCCATACACGGATATTACCATTGGCGCGACCACGACACTCCCGGCCGGATCGCCAGCGGAGGTTACGCTGGTTCCCGTTTCACCCGGCGTGATCCAGTTGAAGTTTGCGTTGCCGAAAGGAGCGGATGGAACGGGAACGGGTGATTTTGTGGGGCCTGCTGGCGGCGTTGCCATTGGTGACCTCGTCGCTTTCGCCAACGCCACGGGAAGGGCGGGCCGAAAGGCTACGCCTGCTGAGGTTGCCAAGGCTGCCGGTGGCATTCCTGTCGCGGGCTATATCTCTCCGGGCTTTAACCTTGCAAACAGTGCTGGTGATTTGGCGAATGATATTGATTTCCCGACCGGGATTGTCGCCAGTGCGCAGGCATCGCCAATCCTCATGTCTCATGTCGGCGTCTCAATGCAACTTGATGTGGCGTGGGGTGTCGGAAACGGCGGGCGCTTCGATGCTGGCGCTGTTTCGGACGGCTGGTGGCACTGCTTTGTCATAGGCAATGGCACTTTGGTTACGCGCGGGTTTTCCAAGTCCCTCGATCCGACCGGACAGCAGAATTACCCGGCTGGATTTGCCCACTATCGGCGGGTCGGGTCGGTGCTCCGTGTTGGCGGCAGCAACAAGCTGTTTGTCCAGAATGAGAACAATTTTGATTTCGTCACGCCGATTCTGGAAAGAAGCTCGTCTGTCGCTTTCGCCAGCGCCCTGCTTACCGTGTCGGTCCCGAGTGGAATACCAGTCCAGCCCAAAATGAAACTGATACAGCAGCAGAATGCTTCTGGTGCCGCTCACACGAGGATCGGCTCTGCGGGCGGACCGCTGCATAGCTTCATGGTGACTATTCTCTCTCAAGACGTTGATAGCGCCGTTATTTCCGGTGGGATATTCACCGACACAGCCTCTCGAATACAGTTCAACGTCGACATCATCAGCGGCTCGATTTTCACGAGCGATTTAACAACGACCGGCTGGATTGATAGTCGGGGGAGAGGTTAATGGTCTATGTCCATCGAAACCCGTCATCTGAAATCGTCGGTGTCTATGCGAATTCGCAAGGCGGTATAGCTGAAGAGTGGCTGGCCGACGACAATGCCGAGGTCGTTGCGTTTCTCAATCCAGAGCCAGCGCAAGTGGAAACGGTCGTTTATGGCGTCGATCTGTGGGGCCGGATGACGGAAGAAGAGGCCGAGCAAGTCCTTTCCGAAATGGAAAGCCAGCCAGCACGAACACGCAAAATCTTCGAAGCCGCCAACTCCTATCGCAGCGTCCACGAACTGTGGCCGCTCTTGGTGCAGATCGCCACCACGCTCTTTGGTGAAGAAAGGGCGGCGCAAATCCTTGCGCCCTCCTCCCAGCAGTAAACCCGGCGCGGGTTAGCGCCACCCTTCCCTAAAAATCAGGAGATATCCTCAATGGATATGACAACGTTCTTCGCGTATGCGAGGCGCGCGCCTTTTGGTGGTCGCCTTTCGCAAGGCCAGATTGACGGCATGAATGCGCTTTTCCGGTGCTGGCGGTCCCACAAGATTGCCGGCTCGGATAATAACCGCCTCCTCGCCTACATCCTGGCATCGGTGTTTCACGAGACGGGGGGCCGCATGCTGCCGGTGCGCGAAACCCTCGCATCAACCGACGCCGGCGCAATCGCTGCGCTGGAAAAGGCTTGGAAAGCGGGGAAACTCGGACAGGTGAAGACGCCATACTGGCGCAAGGATAAGGACGGCAAAAGCTGGTTCGGTCGTGGCGATATCCAGCTCACGCACAGAGTCAACTACGATGCGCTTGGCAAGCGGATCGGCGTTGATCTGGTCGGAAATCCCTCCCTTGCGCTCGATGTTGATATCAGCGCCGAGATTGCCATCGTTGGCATGCTGGAAGGCTTGTTCACCAAGCGAAAGCTTACCGAGTTTTTCAACCTCAAGAGCGATGATCCTATCGGCGCTCGGGCAGTCGTAAATGGGACCGACAAGGCGAAGCTTATCGCCGGCTATTACAAGTCCTTCCTCGACGCATTGGAGGCGGCCACTCTCGCCCGCTTTCAGGGCCAGCCCGCCGATGTCGCCGCGCTCGATGCGCAACCGGACAATGTGCCGGCCGCGAAAAGCAAATCCCTCTGGACGATCATCGGCGGCTTCTTCGGAGCTACCGGCCTCAGTGTAGTGGGTGATGCGAAAGACCTTGCCGATACCGGCGCAACGCTGCTCGGCGCGATCTCCAATCCGTGGGCCTTCGGCAGTCTGGTGTTCGGAGGCGTCTCCATCGGGGTTTTGATCTGGTTGGCCAGCACCGGCCGGCTCACGATCAACCGGAGCAAGACGACATGATTGCACGGTTCGCTCCTTATCTCGCTCTTGTCGTGGCGGCGGTGGTTTTCATCGCCGCCTTCATTTTAATCGTGGACCGCAACGCCGTGGATCGCGTGCGGGCCAGCATCGAAAGGCAAAACAATGCGTCGGGTGATGTATCGGATCGCGACCGCAGTAGCTTTAGCGATTGTCTCGATGGGGGCGGCGTGTGGCACTACGGCACCCGCAAGTGTGTCCGGCCTGCGCCGGGTGGTCGGCACTGACCTTATCGGCGCACGCGGCGCGACACCTCAAGATCAACGGAAGATCGATTTAACCGTGGTCGGCATCTGCGCCGTTGACGGCATTTGGACACGCGCGGAATGCGCCAGACACGGGAACGGAAAGTGACATGCCGGAAAAATACACCTCTCTCTATGAGGTTTTAAGCACATGGTTCGGCGGGGCGTTCGCCACGTTGTTCGTCGCTTTCCTCGGCCGCGCCATGTGGCACGGCAATGAAGCGCGCAAGGGCCGGCGCAGGTTCTTCGGCCCGGAGCTGATTTGGGAAATCCCAGTGGCCTTTGGCATGGCATTTATCGGTGAAGGTGTCGCCTCGTATTTCGGGGTTCCCCAGCCAGCCTCAACGGGGCTGATTGCTGTCCTGTCTTATCTTGGTCCGCGCGGCACTGAGGTGCTTCTGCAGAAATGGGTGAGCCGCAAATCCGCAACATGA